GATTTAGTACCCACGAAGAAGCGAGTAGAATTATGCGTACTTTGAAAGGTGTAGTTGGCCCTGGGTTCAACCTCACCCGGTTTTATATAAAAACAGAACCAAGTTAGACTGACTGAGATAAGTTAAGTATTCAGGCTTTGATGTCATGAAATTCATGCCGGGAACTCCTAGAGATGTGATGGACAGAGAACTGGCTAAGTACTACGCCAGAAATAAAGAAAAAATTGATGCGGTGAAAAATAGTGGTTCTACCGACTCAAATTATGGTTCAGCGATTGGTGGTACTGGTATGACCACCATGCAATTTATAGACAACGATAGAGATGGTGTAGATGATCGATTTCAAAAAGGACCGGGTCAGCCGCGTGAAAGTCGCGGATTAGACGGCAAATGGGGTCCAGTTATAAACAAATCTCCAGGAAAACCTATAATTAACAGAGGTCCTGTAAGTAAGTCACCGATGTTAGGAGCTATCTCTGGAGCTGCAGCGGGAGTTGCTGGGGCCGCTGGAAATCTTACGAAGAAAAAGCCTGAGGAAGAAGTCGGCACCAGTACTACTCCGACTCCTGCAGCAACAACTCCCCCACGTGGCGGTGGTGGTCGTCGTGCCGGTCGTCGTGAAGGACGTCGTCAGGCTGGAATGAATTTTGGCTTGATGCCTACTGAGGTCATCGAGCAGACTCGTGGTCGTGGATATGGCTTAACTTATCAACCTCAACAGCGGACAGGTAAGCAGATCAAGTTTGGTGGTGGTGGCCCACAGAACGTCATCAACTTCAACCCAATTATGTCGCAGCAGGCCAATCCGAATATTCGGATTGGTGTCGAAGGAGCAAGATCAAGGCAGACTGCAAGCCCTCAGTTCACTGCCTCTCCTATTCAGGAGAGCGGTCCTGGAAGTGTATATTCAGGTCCTAATACAGGTAATTTCGAAGAGGGTCCGGGTAATCAAACTAAACCGGTCTATGAAACGGCTCCTCTTCCGATTAACGAGGTGCCCCAAGATACAACGCCTGGGCAACAACCTGGGCAACAACCTGGGCAACAACCTGGGCAACAACCTGGGCAACAGCCTGGACAACAACCTGAGCAACAGCCTGGTAAACCTGATGAGCCAAAAAACAATTACTCGAAAAGGATGAACCGCTATATGCGGAAGTTTGACCGTACTGCAGAAGGAGCCGGTTCCAAGAGAGGAACTGATCGTTTCAGTGCTAAGGACATCCGCACGATGTTTAAGGCAGGTCGTAAAAGAGGCGGTAGCAAAAAGCAAGCTGCAAGAGACGTTCTTGCTTACGCACGTCGCAACCGTAAGAAGACCAAAATGGGTGGTAAGGCTAAGGCTCAGCTTAGAAAGCTGCAGCAGATGCTGGGCGCGAGGAGGAGAGAGGAGAAGAAACGTAAGTCAATGACCGCTAAGCAACAGCGGAAATTAGATCGGAAGCAACGTAAGCGGGCTAAGAAAAAAGTCAGGAAGTACAACAAAGCTCGTAAGGCAGCTCGTCGGGCACGCAAGAAAAATAAGTAGTAAAACGAGGTAAAAGATTATGAAAAACTTTTTAGCTGAGCTTAAGTTCTGGATTAATCTTTACCGCGTAGTTAAGCGAATGGATGCTGAGGAGAGAGCAAATCTCCTCAGTTTTCCATCAAACGATGTTTACTGAGAACTATCAAGTCTCATTTACTCGTTCAAACAAAACAATAAAACTTGCTGTCACTGCTCAGGACGTTGCCCACGCGCAGGCTCAAGCTTTAGACATAACAAGAAGTCTCGAAGCAGATAAGCTCGAGCTGGGTTATGGTGCGTGTAAAAACAATTACTTGAGTGATCTTTATAGAAAGCTGGCGTACAACGACTTTAGCCATGAACATTGTTATGAGTGGGAGAGTTCTTTAACTAACGGTGTGCCGTCTGTTTATGGGTTAGGAAAAAGGTATTATGTGCGACCTTTAATACTAGGTTATTTAGATATTCAAAAAGATCAAATTGTGAAAAACACATGCGGTAACAACAAGTGCATCAACCCATACCATAATCATTACATGCATTTCAAAAATTCAAAACTGGGTGGCGGGGACCTTCAAATCGCTCTAGCATTCCGGAGCCAAGGCGTTTCTGTTTCGCAGATCGCCAAGGTACTCAAAGTCCACCGCTCAACGATTTACAGAGCCCTAAAAAATGAACGTCTTCTTATTGGGGATAAGGGTCACCGACAAGGCGATCCTTGAAGACGGCAAAGCCAACGTCATCGCGGAAGCTCTGCCATCTTCAAACAAACGTGTCTCAACTAAAGTCCAACTAATCCAAAAAGCCGATCACTATGTCGGCAAACTTCTCCAAGATCTCGAAGAGAAGCAAGAAGTCCTAGCCTTGGGTCCTGTTAAACCCACGCCTGACGGTGTGTTGGTCATGCAGCCAATGCTCGTGATCAGCAAGGAAAACTTCTCTGACCTTCTTGCAGTCAACGCTTTCATGGCATGCGGAGGTCTGGGACCTAAGTCTCAGGAAAATGAAGTAGGGGAGTCGACCGTCACTAATCGTTCGATTGCGTGGCAAGTCCCTGGTGAATCTGAAACTAATTGGTTCAAGCTCACCGCCTGGAACGAACTCTCAACTCAACTCGCAGAACTCCCTAATGGCACTCCGACTATTGCAGTCGGTCGTGTAAGCACAAGCGAAAAAGAAAACAAACAGTACCTCAACTACCAAGCTGACCAAATCCTTTACCTTCCTAAGGGCACGAAGTCCGCGCCCAAGAAAGCTGCCGATCCCGAAAAAGGTCAAGTTGCAGCAGCGGCTCTCGGTTCAATCGACTTTAATCTCTGATCATGGTATTCATCGCAGGCAAGTTTGCGGCAGATGAAATTCTCTGCCAAGTCCCTCCGCACACTCTCCGAATCGATCTGCAGCAACGCAGGTGGAAGAGTGATAACGATCCCGATCAAGCGATCACAGACTCGAACGACAATGGGATCCCTATCGAATTTATTCTCCTCGGGTTTACTCCCTTTTACGGAAACCTTGGAATGCGTTCCCACGAGGAGTTTATTCGCATTGCATACATTGGTGTTTCTCCTTCGCACCGTCTGCTTCCTCCTCGATGCGTTTCAACTAGCGTTATATCCGGTAAGAGTAGTCAAAAGAATTTCATCTCATATTTCCAAACCCTTTACAACAACCGGATCAACGTCGCGGAAGTTGTGACTGCAACTAAATTTGTGCAGCGCAGCTTCACCCAAACCGATCCAGTTTCGGGGGCGGACGTAGGTAAAGTCAATTACAATGTCCTGGAGTTCTCTGATCGTCCGGTCAGTGGCGATGAAGAAGAGAGCCTCGTCAAAGACATTGCATCTTGGCTTTCCGGGGAAGGAGGAGAGCTGGTATCAGCTTCACTTCGTAGTCATATCTCCGGTGCGAATCTGGTTGAGTTACCTCTCGGAACTGACCACGAGGAGATTAAAAATGCTTTTAACGAAGCTCATCCAAAGCTCGAAGGTTCTAAGGCGCAAGGTCTTAGCGCTCTTCCTCCTGGAGCGGGCGAACCTAAAGCGGCTCCTCCAGAACCTAAGTCAGACAAACCTAAGGAATTGACTAAGGAACAGAAGGAGGCGCTAAAAGCAGCCGGTTTAGAAGTATGATCTGACCGGGCGTCGGCCCTTCTGATGCGTGGGGTTTTGAGACGGGTGCTGCCACACCCGTCTTTTTATTTGCCTAGAAGTTTTGCTATCGACGGAAGAGGATAACCCTCGGAAGATACATACCTAGCAAGCTCTTTGAACAGCTGCTTCTGCACTAAATAATTTGCGTGGAGAAGATCTATAATTTCATGTAACTCATCTACGTCTCTCAGCTGTCTTGTTTTATTCATGAATTTATGGTGGTAGAACTCTGATTCCACGGCCATATAATCCCTTAAGCGACCGACAAGATCTTCAGATTCCATGAGCTTTTATCAGGTCCCTCAACAGATTTTAAACCCGGTCTTCGATCTTAAAATCTTAAGCGGAAGAATTGTATTACCGACTGACCTCGAACAAGGTCTTGCTAAGCAGCTGATTTGTGCGGGCTTTGACGATCTTGTGAGCGCAGACGATTACTCCAACCACATCGATAGATCCTGGTGGCAAAGTCTTCCTCCTTTTGACTGGACAATCGCCATCACACAAGGCATGGGTGAGTCCATCGACTGGATTCTTGAGCCAGGTTACGAGCTTTCAAAAAAGGGTTTAATCGTTCTCGACAGGATTACTTTTCTGGAACCAACAAGGAAGAGGTTTAACTTTCATCAGAAACGACCTTTAAGCAACCTAGTAATTTTAAACCCAAGACCTGAATTTCGTGCGGACCAGAGAAAGTCAAAAGACTCTGTGACTTCTGCGTGGTTTGTATACAACAAAGAAAGTTCGGCTTCGAAAGATACAAATATAAACTTCGATGTAAACTGGCAGCGACCGCAACCTTTTTCTGAAAGTGAAAGGACGCCTACAACTTCTACTAACGCAGTATATTGAGGAGCAGCAGAAGACTAATAAAGCACTTGAAAAAATTGCTGCGCTTCTTATTAGCCACCAACTTCTTCAGGAGTGCATCGACCACGCGGGTAAACCTCGCGAAGCAGACGTTGTTGCCGAGTTAGTGGCTGATTCTTTTTCTGCTGGACTTTGTTTACTAAACGAACTTGAGCAGAGGAACAAAGAATTCGATTACCAGAAGTCAGAGTTCTTTGTTGACACAGACTCAAACGTAAGCGAGAACGACTCACTGGAATCATTCTGAAGCATGTCAGACACTAGGAAAACAATTAACGGACTTCGTCATTATCTGTGTCCTGGTGTACCTGATTACCTTCCTTCAGTAACGTCGATTCTAAGTGCGACTCAGTCTGCAAAGACTCAACAAAAACTTGCTCACTGGAACGTCATGAACCCAGGTGCTGCTGACGAAGCAGCTGCACGGGGAACTTGGATCCACGAAGCGACTGAAAACCATCTTCGAGGACTTCGAGTCGTACCTCCTGAAAAATATGAGCCTTTCTGGCGAGGGGTTCCAGAGTGCGTAGATAACTTGCTAGACGGAGGTCGAGTGCTTTGGTCTGAGCGACCGTTCAACCAACCGAGCTGGTCAAAGTATGTCGGTGACGATGGTGTAGGAAGAATCTTTTATTACGATCAAAGTAACAAGCAAGGTTACGCTGGTTGCTGTGATCTTATTTATATGGACAATAATGCTGAAATCATTCTCGCGGACTTTAAAACAAGCGCTGGTCCTTACAGTACAAAGTTCCCTAACAAGAAAACTGAAGTTGACGAAAAAACTAAAAAAGCACTTATCTCAGGAGTATTCAAAGCAAGAAAGACAAGACTACAACTAGCTGCTTATAAACTTGCAGCGGAAACATGCCTAGGAATTAAAATTAACAAGACCCAGATAATCGTAAGCACACCATTAGAACAATACCAAACTCAAGTTTTTACATTCGGTGAGACTGAGGTCGCAAAAGACGAAGAGAACTGGCTTGCGTTAGTAGACAAGTACTACACAGAGGTTTTCCCGAAACACTGCTGACAAAGCAGAATTAAAACTAAATTAAATGGGTGCAGGAACGCCCTGGATACGGCAGACTACTGTCACGACAAGCACTCCAATGAATTTCATTTGCTCAATCAACTCCAAAGTAGCCTATGCACTCAACAAGAGCACAGGCAAGATTGAAGCAGGTGGTGATTTCAGTGCATTTAACTCTGGTTGGCAACAAAAAAATATCCCTATTAAAGATATAGCTAACGAAGTTGGTAAGTCACATGGTCTTTGTGCTTGGCATCTTATCGACGGTAAAAGGGAAAAGAACAACACCACGCCGATCCAAGCAGGCTTGGTCATCATCGATATTGATAACCAAGCAGACCATAAAGACGACAAAGGAAATAAAGTTCAAAAACAAGAACTCACCTGGCAGCAGGCAGAGCAATTAGAAATCTGTCAAAAATATCTTTCTCTTGCTTACAACTCACCTTCAACTTCAGATGGTTGGCCTCGGTTCCGTCTCGTATTTGGTTTAGAAAAACCAATTACAGATCCTGAGTTTTATCAGTGGTTTGTAAGAGCTATTGCAAAAGATATTCCTGGTTCAGATATTAGAGCCACGCAAGCGGTCAACCTTTTTTATGGAGCTAAAAGTCAATCAGAAATTCTATCAATAACAGATAAATTTATACCCTCTGAAAAGATCACCAAGGCTCATAAATATTTCCTTTCTCTTCCAAAAGAAAACAAGGGAGACAAAGGTGATGTATCTCAAGCGCTCCGTGATATCAACGTTGCACCCGACACTGGAACCGACCTGACAAGGCTTTTGTCTAAGTCAGTTCGGGACATGCTCGACGGCGAACCAGTTGATGATAGATCCCTCGCGGTTACAAAAGCGATCAAAGAAATCCTTGGCTGGAGAAACTGGCTCCATGAAAATAATATCACTGTAAACGTCTCACCATTGACAGTAGCAAATGATGTGTTCTATGCTATCTACCAGTACACAGCGGAGGTGGACGGAAAATTTTCGCGGATCATCGAAAGCATCCGCGACGTTGACTCAGTGATGCCTTCGGTCATGATGGCATCAGAACACCGAGAACTGGCTGCTTGGCAACGTCTCAAAAAATGCGACAAGCAGACTTTCGAGAAAGTCGCAACCGCAGAAACCAAAGCCAGTCTCACCAAAACAAAACCAAAACCGAAAAACTCGATTCTTAATATCGAAGATTTTTCAACTGACGTCTCCTCTGCCACAGCGGTAGAAGACTCAACATCAACACCGACATCAAATCAAAAAATGAGTACTCCTCAAACCCCAGCCCAGCTGGTCAATCTGGCTAATGCTCAGCAGCAGCAACGTGCGTTCGCAGAAAACGACGTAGCTGAGCTGATCGCCACCAACCAAGGTGACGATTACCTGTACGACAGCACACACGATAATTTCTACACCTACGACTCTGACCTAGGTACTTGGTATGTGCAGGATGAAATGCACATCAAAAGACGGATCGTCAAAGCTCTCGATACTTTTGTAGCTGCGGGTGTTCTACCGAAATACCAGTCCTCGACTGTCAACAGCGTCTATGCGATGCTTCAAGCGAGGATGCTTAAGTCGCTCGACGGTGGTCGCACCAGCGTTTTCTCGACTGGTAAAAGGTATATTCCCTTTGCCAATGGCGCTCTCAACAGCGACACGTTCGAGTTCGAAGAGGGTAAAAACAAAGATCTCTATTTCCGCAGCCGTCTTTTCTACGACTGGAACGAAAACGCAAGCTGCCCGAAGTTTCTCCAATGGATGAAAGATTCTCTTCGTCCTAACCAAGAGAAACTGATCCAAGCATTTTGTCGTGCGCTTCTCACTGGCTACACATCTGGAGAACGTTTCCTCCACTTAGTTGGTCCTGGTGGTACGGGTAAATCAACGATGCAGCAGTTGATGATCGCTCTTGCTGGCTTTGGGAGCACCCACACGTCGAGCCTTGAGCTTATTGAAATGAATAAGTTCGAGACCTACAACCTCATCGGCAAGCGTCTTCTCCTCCTTACCGACGAATCTAACTACAACAAGCGCATGGACGTTCTTAAAAAGCTAACGTCCGCATCCGATACACTTCGTGCTGAAAGAAAATACGGCAAAGAAATCATCAGTTTTAAACCGGAGTGTCTTGTGTGTATCGCCTCCAACGAACACATCAGCTCCAACGACTCAACAAGTGGTCTTGAACGACGTCGTCTGACGATCATCATGGATAAGGTTGTTGCTCCTAGTAAGAGACGTCAACTTCTGGACGTTTATGACGACCGCCTCGAAGGAGAGTTCGCTGAAGAGATGTCTGGCATCGTGAGCTGGGCTCTTGATATGACGTACGAAGAGATGAGAGACACGCTTGCAAACCCTGTTAAGCATGCTCCTTCACTCGCACGTACTAACATCGACGCTCTCGTTTTCAACAACCCTTACGTTTCTTGGATGGCTGAGTGCTGTCTTTATGCGCCTAACTACTCCACGCTGATTGGTCGTGGTGCAGCTCGACCCAGCACTGATGAATCGGAAAAGGGTATGTACGTCAAGAATGCGTACTCAGAACTCTTCGCGAGCTATGCGAACTACTGCAAAGCCTGTGGTTATAAACCTGCTGCCAAGCCTCGATTCGTAGAAAGAACTATGGAAACCTTGAATAATATCTTGAAGCTTCCAAACTGCTCTACAACTACTCTTAAGGGTCTTCCTGCAATCAAAGGTTTACGACTGAAGCCGTATGACTTAAGCTCTGATCGCGCTTCTCACGGACCTGATCGACTCCCGAACCCTGTGGAGTTTGCTCAAGAGCCCGATTTTGAGAAGTGGGAAACTTCCTTCCAAAAACATGACACCGTTGATTAATTTCTACTCTGCCACACTCGCTCTTGGGGGTGCGGTCAGTCTTGCTGTTGGTTTTACTTCTCCTAGCTTTGTTGGTGCTCCTCTCGCTTTTGTTGGGGGTGGGTTAGCTGGGGCTGCTGTCATTGAAAAGCGTCGTTACGAGGAAGAAGAAGATTTAACGACCGCCGGTCGAGTGACTGGTGCTTTCAGGGTTCTTTACGAGCGGAATCGAGGCATTGTCAGCCCTACTGAGTTAGCTATCTACGCTGACATCGAAGAAGAAGTCTCGTTTGACTACTTGGAATCACTTTCCGAAAATACTAAGGGCCAAGTTGTAAAGGACCCTAATACCGGTCAGACCATCTTCTCTTTCCCCCACAGCGCGAACGTTTTAGACGAGCTTTCAAAGAACGCTCAAGACTGGGCTCAATCTCAAGTCCAAGCTCAAAGCCAGCAGAGTGAAATGCTCGCAAGGCAGCTTGACGAAGCTAATCAAATTATTCGTGCCGCTCAGATGGCGCAGGCCACTGCTCCTCGCCAGACTGTCAACAGGGTTACGAATGATGATTTATGGGCTCAGGGGGAGTAAAGACTGAAGTCGAT